AATAGAAGGTGAAAGACCAGATACTGTTTCTCAAAGACTATATGGAACACCAGATTATTATTGGACTTTCTTTTTAGTAGATGACGCTATGAAAGAAGGATTAAAAAGTTGGCCGCGTGATCCTTTAACATTAGATAGAGAACTACAACTTGAATTTAATGAAGTAGGAGCAATAGTTTTAGTGCCTACTGTCAAACAATTTCAACAAATATATAGTCATGACGGATCACAAAACCAATATGATAAAGAAAATGTGGGAGCTACATCTCTTAACGGCGTAAATTGTACATATCCTCAATTAAGAATAAAGCGTAATAGTAAATATGCAAGATTACTTAAATGGGATAATGATTTATTACAGCTACAATTAACACATTTTTCAGATTCTCCTAAAGGACCTCACTCTAGCACAGCTAAAACAACATTTTTTACTGGAGATCATGATATAACTCTTTCTTTTGCTGAAGGTGATAACGCATCGCCTGTAGATTCGCCTAGATATGATTTTATTAAGTCACTTGCGACTGCATTAACAAGAAGTTTTACAGACTATAGTCCAGATTATTTAACTGAATACGGTGGAAGTCCTTTAGGTAGGCTTCATGAGGATGCACTTTCTTTTTATAGCAGTCCTGATAATGAAGGTGGTGGTGGAGATTTAGGTGCAGCTATACAAGTATTTGATAGTAATGGTAGATCAGCGTTACAAGATGTATATACTTTTTCGCCTGCTGCGCAACTACGAACATATTCAGATTTTACAGAAGCACCTGCATATTATTATGCAGATAATTCACCAGATCAAGTAATATCTGCTTACGATGCATTCAATATTCCTACACAAGATAGTCCATTAGCAGTTGTTACTAACACTGTAATTGGTGAGGCCTTTGCCGGTGTTGGACCAGATATTTTTGTTACAAATAAACAAAACGAAATAAACAAAAATGAGAAAAGGTCTAGAATAAAAATAATTAGACCAGAAAATATTGAAGCTTTTGTTGAGGCATACAAAACATTAATTAATTCATAATGCAAACTAAAAATATAGTAGAGAATAATTTAGCTTTAACTCCTTCAGCAGTTAAAATTGAGTATATCAATATAACTAATCACAAAGGAGAATTAAGAGAAGTTAAAAATATCTGTGTAAAAACAGAAATAAGAGAATCAATATTCACTCCTTATCTAAATCTCAGACTAGAATTTAGTGACGCAACTAATTTACTAGAAACTTTTCAGATGATCGGTCAAGAAACTATAAAAATAAAATTAATAAGAAGAGAACCAGATGGTACTGAAGAAGAACAAAGTATTGAGTTAGATTTTGTTGTTACAGATTATCCTACATATGGTAAAGGTCAATCAGAAAATTTACAGGTATTCGTAATAAACGCAATTAGTACACACGCATATAAATCTACATTTAAAAAAATATCTAGAAGCTATAGCGGAACTGCTACTGATGAAATTAAAAAAATATTTGAAGAAGATTTAGAAATAAATACTAGTTTTAAAAATTATGGTGAAGATGTTTCTAGACATAGAGGTGTAATTAATATTCAACAACCGTTAGACGCAATAGAATATTTCAGAAGAATTGCTTATGATGGAAGCAACTCGCCATTTTATTTGTATCAATTATTAAACGGCGATATTAGTTTTGTGTCTTTAGCTACATTATTCGGTGATGCTAATGCTGTTTATAGAACATACTATGATGCAAGATCTTTTTCTGCAAAAACTCCTAACGATCCGTCATCAGCAGACCGCGCGCCTGACCAAGATTATGAACAAAGAAAATCTAGAATATTAGAAGTATCATCAAACTTAAATTTAGCTAAACTTCAACAAGCTGACAAGGGAGCGTGGGCTTCGAGAAATGACTTTTTAGATTGGTCAGATAAATCTTCTACAAGGCAGGAATTTAATTACGATAGTATTAGTTCACGCATTGAAACAAATACACCACTTTCCACCGATTTTAAAGTATTTGGTCAACCACTAAACGAAATACCTGAACAACACTTAGAACACATTGCTATAAATAGTGCATCATTTAAAGATGAAGATAATTATGGTTTAATGCGAAAACAAAATGTAGCAAAAAGAAATGCATATGAGTCGTTAATGAATACTATATCACATGATATAAAATTATTTGGAGATTTTTACTTGAATCCAGGAAGAAAAATAGAATTAAAGTTTCCTAAAGCAATTGACCCAGAAGAAAGAGCTAATTTATTAGATGATGATGAGAAATTTGATGAACATATTTCAGGTAAATATATTATAACTAGTGCTGTTCACTCGATAGAAGGCGGTGAATACTTTACAGACATAAGAGTTAAACGAGACTCATTTAAAATGGAAATATAATGTTAAGTGCAAATTCATATAAAGGAGCAATGATTTGGTTTACAGGTGTTATCGAGGACATCGATGATCCTGAAGAATTAGGTCGTGTAAAAGTACGGTGTTACGGTTATCATACCGCTGATACCAATGAGTTACCAACTAATGATTTACCGTGGGCAATATGTATTGCACCCGTGACAAGCGCATCGATGAGTGGCATTGGTGAAGGAACTACAGGATTATTACAAGGTTCTTGGGTTGTAGGTTTTTGGAGAGACGGCGTAGCTGCACAAGACCCTGTTATTTTAGGTACAATACCTTCTGTATCATTTAAGCGTAAGTTAGAATATGGTGATGGATTTGTAGATCCTGATAATGAACAACCAAGAGAATCCGGTTTACCTGACATACCATCTTTAGCAACCACAGAATTTGAACAATCACAATTTTTTACAAAGAAAAAAGATTTAAGACAAACAGATGTTGAAACAGCTGCAGCTCCTGATATGTCAATGGCTGAAGGAGAACAAAATCTTGAAAGACAAACATGGAATTGTAATGATCCTGAAACAGATATTGCACCACTATACCCAAGTAACCACGTAAAAGAATATAGATCTGGTCATATTGTAGAATTTGATGATACAAAAGATAAAGAACGTATCTCAACTATGCATAAATCAGGAACATACGAAGAAATAAATGCAAAAGGCGATAAATCTGTCATGGTTGTCGGTGATAATTATGAGGTATACTTTAAAAATAAAAATATTTACATTAAAAAAGATACAGAAGCAGCTGAAGGTGAAGCAGGAGACTTTAATTTAACTATAGACGGTGATTTTAGAACATTAGTAAAAGGAAATTATTATTTAGAGGTGGAAAAAGATTATACGGTAAA